TGTCAAGTACAAGGCCCGGTTAACAAAGGTGCAGTTCTAGTGACAAGTACTACTCCTGGAACAGCTCAAGCAATAGACAACAGTCAATTTCAGCCTGGATGCGTCTTAGGTAAGGCGTTAGAATCCATACACAGCAATAACATAGAGACTATAGAAATAGTCGTAGGGAGATTTTAATGCAACGAATTAAGCCTTTGTACCGTTCTAGTTACGGTGGAGAAAATGTAGTTACAGAACTGCGTTATGTCGATGGAGATTGGCAACGCACAGTAGAGCATGTGCCAAATGCAGTTACCAACACTCAAATATCAAATAAAGCAGTAGTACTGGGCAACGGTCCTAGTAGAACTCAATTGTACCCACAAGGCGATTTGTTTTACTTGTTAAAAAATCACCGAGGTGGTTTGTTGGCAGCAGGCGCAGTACAAACATATGGGTGTAACGCTATTGTTCGTGATTTTATTCCTGACTTTGTTGTTGCCAACGATGAAGTAGCACAGGAATTGATAAATGGCGGATACTGCGATCAAACTATTATTTACGGTACTGCTAACATGGTGTTGAGTTATCCAGGTAAGTTTTATCTAGTACCACAAGACCCTAGCTGGGACATGGGCGCACGTGCCGCATACCTTGCTTGCTTTGACGGACACAAGACTGTTTACTTGATGGGATTTGACTGTTACGATGGACATGAATCAGAGCATCATGTGTATAATGTATATGCAAATACTCCGGGTTATCCAAGGTCCGATGAACCTAACACCGAGTCCTTCTTTATCCAGACTATGGAACAAGTTATCAAAACTTATAGTCATGTGGACTTTGTACGTGTCATGCCAACGGCAGATTATGCTATGCCCGACAGTTGGAAATACTTCTTGAACTTGCGACAAATTAGCTTTGATGCATTTGTACGAGAAGTAGACTTATAATACTGATTCTAGAGTTCGAATTTTATCTATTACACTGGAGAACTTGAATGTTCTCCAGACCCCGGGGTGCAACGGCTTGGGGTAATCTTCTAGTTTGACCCAACAATATCCTCTGTGCTCGTGATTTAATACAGGAACAAATTCCTCGTCTACGTTTATCACATAGGTATGATATTCAAATCGACTGGTGTCGCTGGTAAATTTCTCAATTGGAATAAGTTTAGCATCCGTGATGACACCGCCTAGCTCTTCAAAAATTTCTCTATTAAGTCCGTCGACAACAGTTTCGACAGCTTCAATTTTACCACCAACTAGGCCGCATGAGCCTGAATGACGTCCGCCATCACGTAGCAAAAAAAGATATCTGTGTGTAGCTCTGCAGTAGATCAGTGCACCGGCACTGATTAGATTGACAGCATCCATTCGCCGGCTCGATATACCCCGTCGTAGCTCTTTGTCCATTGTTGGTTTTGCCATTTATATTGAATTCCAGTTGTTAGATTAGTAACGTAGTTTAACATATCTGTGTTTACGCTGTCAAATACCACAGTCCAATGTGTTCCATTGTATTGAATAATGTCATGTGCATTGGCAACTAGATCGACCCCGTCTGTGCCTCTCCATAGTACTGTGCCCGCAGAGTTACCAGAATTGCCGATATTGTTTACAACCAAATATCGTGTGCCGCTAGCAGGATGTGTTATGTTAGAGGTAACGTTTACGCTGGTGGGATCAATAATAGCGTTTACTGCTGACAAAGTGTTTGCAGGAGTTGTATCATTGAACGGACTATACAGCATCAAACTAGCATCAGTTGGGTGCGCCGCAATAGTACCAATGATCTCACTGCCGTCAGGTTGAGTCAGTCTAACTTGACTGCTACCTGAAATAAATTTACCATATTGATCTAGCACTGGTGCCCATGCTTGATTGCTGTTACCAATAACAGTATCATTACCGTAAGCATCGTTTGTGGTTGCATCATTGTGTCTTAACAGTTTCAAGGTGTTGCCACTGGGACTAGTGCTCAATAGCACACCGTAATTGCCCACTGTAGTAATAACTTGTCCTAGACTTTCCAGCGTGGACAGCCCTTCCAAATTGGCAATAACTGTTTGAATAACGCCCATCTTCTTGACTTTGATATTGGTGCTAATCCAAATTGGCAGTTCAAAAGTCATAGTAGCAATATCAATTGGCTCTTCGCCACCAGTGGGCACACTACGACCAGTCCAAGTTAGATCAGTCAGTAGTGCGTAACTTAAACTGCTCCAGTCAATATAGTTGTCACTGCTTTGTATTTCCATTGTGGGATTGAACATTGTGGTCAACTGTTCAATCAACTGTAGTTTCTGTTCGGTGTTACTGGTCCATATGTCCATTTTAAGAGTTAACTTAAAAGGACTTGGCATCATGCGTTCCACAGTATAAGCCTCGCCCTGGCCATTGCCATAAGTGCCAGTTACTGGGTCAAACTCACGTTGGCGTATTTGCAGGGTTTGTACCAGTGTAGGGTCTTGCAAACGGGATAAGTCATACGTTAAACCACTAATATATACAGCCATTGCAGGTACAGCGTTGAGAGTGTTCTCGCTATTGTTGCGTAGTATCTGTGCCGCTTGACGACTTTGATCGCCATACATGACTGGCACACGTTGATATCGAACAACGCCTGTGCTGTCTGCGCCAAACTCTACGTAGAAGTTTGATACCAGACGTATAAACTGGCTTACAAAACGGCGTATTTGCCCGTCATAGAAAAAATTACTTGGAGCTGTCATTAATTATCTGCCTTGGGAGTTAGTGCATTGCTAAGTCTTTGTTTAACTGGTATAGTAACATTGCCGGCGTTAACAAACGAACCTGATGCATTTACGAATGTGCCCAGTTGTGTTATGTCACTTGCACCACGTGTCAATGGTGTGCGTTGTGCATCGTTAATAGCAGTCCAGCGTGTACCATCGTATCTAAACACACGATTTGGTAAGTAGTCTGTGCGTAAGAAGTATTCGCCAGTAGTTGGAGATCCGGGGAATACAATACCTGTGTTCATTGGTAAACCGTTTGGTGCCTGTGTATCTCCAGTCAAGTAACCCCGAATTGGAGTATCTGGTGTTGGTGCGGCACCAGTGGGTATAGTGCCCTTGGGAGTCAGCGGCTTGTTGTAGAAACTACTGATATCATAACCCGACTCTGGTACATTGTTTTCTGCTTCTTTAATGATAGCATCATTGACTTTAAAGTTTGTATCCAGTGTGCTTAGTATTTGGCCAATTGGAGTAACACCGTCGCTGGCAGTCAAGTTGTTTAGTATGTCTTTGTACTCTTGGCTATCTACTAGAGGATTTAATTTAACACGCCATAAGTGAGGCCACCAGCTGGGACCAAATCCTTCAGCGGCAGCACTTGCATCACCAACAACATAAAAACGTTTCAGTGCCGCAGGCACATCTTGATTTAGTGCATCGTAGTCGGTCAAGTGTTGTAGTTCTAGCACATCTCCGGCCATTAGTTTACGACCAATCAAATCTACCATGTCACGTAAGTGGAACACCATAAACAAGGTACCGGTAGCAAGGAACAAGCCAAATTGGCTTAGGTCAAAGTCTTGGTCAGCACGTTGATAAATGCCACGCATTTTATAAACGCTGGGATCATATTTTCTATCTCGGTTCTCTAACCATAGCAAGTCCTGTATGTTCTGCTCACTTTGATTTGTGTAACTGGGTTTGGCTGCTGTGGGACTAATACCTACGCTAACTCCAATGCCTAATGCACTAGTGGTATTGGCACTGATTGTGATTGTACTGGCATCCTTGGCAACTACAGTACTATTCAATAGAACTCCTGCGGCAGTTATGGTATCTCCCAAATTGACTACACTGGTATCGGGTAAATGTATAACTTGTCCCGGACTGCTCTGTGCTACAGTAGTTGTCTGTTGAATACCCTGCGCAATGGGTCCTAGATATTTGTGACACAATATACCTGTGCCACCAATTGTAAACATTTCTGAAATGCGACGATCCATGAACTTGTAATCGTTCGTATGTCTACCGTCTTTCCATAAACTTAATCTTGCCACGTGAATTCCTAGATTATTATGTATTTACCCAATTTGACACCTAATGGTTTTTCTAGTATAATTACCATATGGACGAAAATCACAAAGCTCTGCACGACAAACTGGATGAGTGCTTGACACTCATACACAATACAAAGGACATGAGAGCCCGCAGTACCATGTTCAAATTCTACAAAAACTGTAGGATTACATGGGTATTTTTGGACAAAGAATTTGTAGAATGCAGGCGTCTCAGACGTGTAACACCAAAGTATACAGATTTGGTCAAGGAATTTGAGGAGCATGTACACAACTTTCACCAATGGCAAGTCATGGCCATGCTGATGTACTAATTTGCCCAAAAATGGTGAATGTGCTATAATAATGACATGAACTTAAAAACAAACGACATTTTACAGTGGGCAGGAACTGCC